ATAGTCAATCTTGTATCGTCTCTGAAAGGTAATACCTTAGTATTATTTCAGTATGTAGAGAAACATGGTGAAGTTTTATACCCTATGTTAGACGGCAGAATAAAAGATTTACATTATGTTTATGGTGGTACTGATACAGAAAGTAGAGAACAAGTTAGAGAGATTGTTGAGAAGTCTAAAGAAAGTGTCATACTAGCATCATACGGAACATTCTCTACAGGTGTAAACATCAAAAGAATAAACAATATTGTCTTTGCATCACCATCTAAATCTCGTATACGAAATCTACAATCGATAGGTAGAGGTCTTCGAAAATCAGAAGATAAAGATTCTATGAGACTGTTTGATATAGCAGATGATCTACAAAATGAAAATTATACATTGAACCACTTGAGAGAAAGGATAAATATTTACAATGAGGAAAGTTTTCCTTATGAGATACAACAATTTGAACTCAAGTAATGGCAACCCCTAAAGACCTTTTACCAAAAAAATACGAAGTATTGAGACTTCGTAATGGTATGGAAATATGTGGTATGACAAGAGACACAGGTGCAAAAATAGTTATAACATTGCCTATGGTTTGTAGACTTACTGCTAATTCACCAAAAGAGACACTAGCTACATTCTACCCTTATGCACCTATGACTTCTGATTATAACATTGAATTGCCTCATGATTATATTGTACATAGAAACACTTTGAATACACAATACATTCCTTTTTATGATGAAGCATCTTCTCAATGGATGGATATGATCGAACAACAATCAATACCTCTAATGTCTCAGAGAGACTTCGATGAAACTAGAGAGTACATGGATAATGTTTTAGGCAAAGTGATCAAAGATATGCGATCTCTTCGTGAGCTCGAAGAATATGATCCTTACGGTGACTTCGAAGATGCTGTTTTACCTATAGACAAAAAGAAGATTCATTAGGACTTTTTTCTTTATAAATATCGTGTGTATAACATGTCGTTATATGTATTCATAAATGGAGTTTATAATTAGAAAATGACTGAATTGGTCTCAAAATTAAATAGAAAAAGAAAACAAGTCACACAAGCTGATGTCATTGAAGGTATGGAAATAATGTTGTTAGTTTCAATTTTTATCACATGCACATATGCAATTGCACCTATTGTGTAACATGAGTGATCTAGAAAAAAAGGCATTACAAATAGCAAACTTATCTCCTGTTGTAGATGATGAGTTCTTTGAAAGACTAGTCAACATACATCCAATGAGACAGATTATCTATGCAGCTATCCTACAATTTGTAGTTTTTGCTAGTATGTTTGGCATGTTTGGTGTAATAAGCCTCTTTATTGGATAGCTTCTCCCTCGGAACATATTCAGTTTATCATACGATTTCAGTTCTGTAAACCTGTTTTTACCAAAAAAATAAATTAAATAAATACCTAAAAACCCCTTGTGGTAAAAAGGAATTTAGTTTATTATCCATACATGACTAAGAAAAACGACCCCAAATCACAGGCGCATTATGTCAACAACAAAGAGTTCACAGAAGCAGTCTCAGAATACTCTACAGCAGTAAAACTAGCAGAGTCAAAAGGGAAGACACCTCCAAAGATGTCAGAGTACATAGGAGAGTGTATCTATAAGATTGCAACTCGACTATCTACAAGACCAAACTTCATCAACTACACCTATAGGGATGAAATGATTTGTGATGCAATTGAGAATTGTATACAGTATATTGGAAACTTTGATTCTGAAAAATCTAACAATGCATTTGCCTACATTACTCAAATATGTTATTATGCATTTCTTCGAAGAATTCAAAAAGAAAAGAAACAAGTTTATATAAAACAAAAATCTATCGAGTCTTCTGGTATCCTTTCAGATGCTTTCGATACTATTGATGGTTCTTATGATCCAACTCTAATCAACACCAATGTTGAATGGGCTCAAGAGAACATGAACCATGTTGCATATGAACCAAGAAAAACCAAAAGAACAAAAAAGACTACTAAAACATCAGCATTAGAAAAATTTACTGAATGAAAATTGCATTACTAAATGACACTCACTGCGGTGTTCGTGGTGATATGATTGAAATGGCCAAATATCAAGGTCGTTTCTATAATGAAATATTTTTCCCATACTTAGATGAACATGATATCAAACATATCATCCATCTAGGGGATTACTTTGACCGAAGAAAGTATATAAACTTTGCTTCGATGAAGGCAAACCTCAAACACTTCATAGAACCTATGAACGAAAGGGGTATCACAATGGACCTTATTATAGGAAACCATGACACATATTATAAAAACACCAATGAAGTAAACTCACCAGAGTTATTACTTTACAATCAACCAAATGTGAATGTGATTTCAGAATGTCAAGTAAAAGAATACGATGACTTCAACATAGCACTAGTACCTTGGATCAACAATGAAAACTATGCTGATGCAGTAGAGTTTCTTATGTCTGCAAATGCAAGTTGGTGTATGGGACACTTTGAGTTTGAAGGTGCAGTCATGCAACCAGGCATGATGTGTCAACATGGACTAGATCATTCATATGTCAAAAGATTTGACAAAGTTCTTAGTGGTCATTTCCATCATAAGTCAGAGTTTGCAAATGTGAGATATCTAGGATCACAAATGCAATTTACATGGTCAGACTATGGTGATAACAAATATTTCCATATCTTTGATACAGAAACACAAGAGATAACACCTGTACATAATCCATTGACAATGTTTGAAAAGGCCTTTTACGATGACACAAAAGAAACTTTTGAGACTATTGCTAATAAAGACTATTCTGAATACGAAGGAAAGTTTGTAAAAATAATTGTTGTAAACAAGGAGAATCCATACTGGTTCGATACTTTCTTAGATAAGATTCATGGTTCATCACCACTACATGTTACAGTTGTAGACGATAACAAACATATGGATTGGTTGAACGATGATGATATGGAAGAAGTTGAAGACACTTTGACAATACTAACTAAGTACATTGATGGTTTAGAGATTCAAGGGAAGAAAAAACCACTTGCAGAATTGATGAGCTCATTGTATCATGAAGCGTTAGACGAACACAGTTATCTATGATAAATTTTACAAAGATAAGGTATAAAAACCTATTATCTTCTGGTAATAGACTTACCGAAATACAATTAGACACACATCAAACCACACTTATTCTTGGAGAGAATGGTGCTGGTAAATCAACACTACTTGACGCCCTTTGTTTTGCCTTATATGGCAAGGGTTTCCGTAATCTAAAAAAAGAGTTATTGATAAACTCAATAAATCAAAAAGAATTACTAGTTGAGTTAGAGTTTCATATAGGGAAAAAGAACTACAAAGTAGTTCGTGGTGCAAAACCAAATAAATTTGAACTCTATCTAAACAACACATTGATCAACCAAGATGCAACCATGAGGGATTATCAGGAACATTTAGAGAAGAACATTCTCAAAATGAGTTATAGGTCATTTACTCAAATTGCAATTTTAGGTTCTGCAAACTTTACTCCTTTCATGCAATTGAAAGCAAGAGATAGACGAAGACTTGTAGAAGACTTATTAGACATTTCAATCTTTAGTACTATGAGTGATATACTAAAGAAAAGAATTTCTAATCATACAGCTGAAGTGAAAGAAACTAATCATGAAATCGATATTCTGGAAGAAAGAATCAACGGTCTAAATGAACAATTGAATGCACTCCGTGAAAACCGTGAACAAAAACTGAAAAAGTTTGAAGACACCGTTGATGAAACAAATAACAACATCAATAACCTCATGGAGAAAATCAATGAAAAGGAAAAAAATGTGGTGGAGAAAAAATCCACCATCACGGATAAAGATCCTCAAGGAGATCGACTCAAACAAGCAGTTGAACTGGAGAGAAAACTCAACGAAAAATATGCTAAAGCAAGAAAAGAGATTGAGTTTTACGAATCGAATGATGAATGTCCTACATGTAAACAAGGTTTAGATGAAGAACATAAAAAATCCCACCTAAAAGAAATAGATAGTAAGAAATCACAATTGCAACATGCAATGGAACAAATTGCAGAAACAATCACTGATGCTTCAACCAGAATGGAAGAGATAAGAAAGGTCCAAGACGAAATAGAAAACATACAAAAGTCGATTGGAATATTACAAACTGAAATTGTATCTAACCAAAAATTCATTCAAAAAATTCAGAAAGAGATAGAAGAGCTCAGATCAGAGTCAGAATCAAATGGTGATGTTCAACTCAAAATTGATGACAATGAAGATAAGCTTGATATCTTACATAAGAAAAAAGAGAATCAAGTAGAACAAGGTCATTACTTTGAGATTGCACAAATGTTGTTGAGAGATCAAGGCGTGAAACAAAAGATCATCAAACAGTATGTTCC